TCCTTTCCTCTCGTATCTGCTTTATCCTAGCACGAGCCTCTAGGTTTGTCTTAGCTATAGTCCTTAACTCACCCTGAGTAGCTTTTCTTTTATTGTCTATAGATGCTTTTACCTTATTATTGGAGGCTATAAATAGTCCATTCTTCTCTACTATACCCTTGACCTCTTCACCAAGCTTACCAGTAGACCTGTTGGTTTCGTTTACTGCATCATTTAATTCGGTTAAGGATTTAGCTGCGCCTGCCCCCCCTAAATCATCAATTTTAGAGGCAATTTTAAACTTAATATTATAAATTAAATCGGGCATATTTATTTTTCTTTAGGTCTATGGTAGGCCTCACGAGCCATCATAGCTTGTGTTATATCCTCTATTGAACAATTGGCTTCAAGTTCCTTTGCTCGCAGTGGATCAAAGTCGGCAAGAACGTAACAGTAATAAACGTACGCTCCGCCAACTTCAATCACTAGGTCATTAGGTGCGAGCAGGTCTAATGACTCTAAGCTACTCCGACTCCATCTATAGGTACTTGACGCCTGTTCGTAAAAAAATCCCACGCTTCCTCAAGCGTCCCCAACTCTAGTTCGTCAGATTTCCATACCTTACTATCTATAGGAGCCTCTAGTTTCATGGAGTGTTCTGCGGTAAACTTACAGTACTCAGCACGAAACTCTTCATCCAACTTCCAATCATTTATAGCCTGAAGGTCTTCCACGCTATAATCGTCAATGGTTGTATCGTCATTAATTAACTTCTTATAGGTCTTAGGATGTTTTGCCTTGTACCAATTAAGAAGCATTTGTCTTCTTTCTTCTACTATCTTATCAAAACGAATAGGGGTCGGTTTGACTTCAAACGCAACCCCCATAAATTCGCCCTGAACTTTTGTTATACGTCCCATAAATTGCTCGCTTTATTTTAGGGTTTATGTGTTAAATTCTTGAAAGTTATAATCTGATGTTGTTGCTGTTCCAGATGTTATCTGTAACGATGGTTTTTTGATTTTTATATCTGACTCTCCTTTTATATTAAAGGCTACCTCAACATGATGGGTGGCAGCTGGAAGAGTCAGTGTCGCTAACTTAACACCAGTGCTAGTAAGATTCACTGATGAAGCAACCCCAACTGTTGAACCACTAGAATTTTTTGCGGTCAATGTCATTGTTGGAATTGGATCAACATCTGTAGTATCCGTTACCTCTACAAAGGCAGTTAGTTGCTTACCTTCAAATGGGAAGTATACCTTGTGAGTAAAGGTTGCTGTAGCTGATGTAGCCGCTTCATTTTTTAACCTTTGTTTTTCATTACCTGAATTGAAAGTAGATGTACTCGTCAAGGTAGTTCCTGCGACAGTCCAGTTAGCTGCCCTTGATGGTGATCCTACACCTAACCACTTGTACAATGAAAACCCATTCTTAGTATAGGACATAGAGGCTGAGTGTTCCCCAGTTGTGCTATTGTATCCCCCAATAGATTCCCTAGGGCTGTTGAACCTGAAAGAAAGGTTATCCTCAAATCCCTCTGCCTTTGTCAAGGTTCCTTCAGCCTGAAGTATTAATCCATCCACGCTAAATCCTGTAAACACAAGATTAGTCTGATTGTCGACCCATGTCTTTAATTGAGTGGCTGTAGAACTATCATATAAACCAGTCAGAGTTATATTGAATACTTTGCTTGTTATAATCTCTCTGTTGTTTTCTATGATAGCCGTATTTGCCTCAATAGATATTACTTGCCTTGATGCCTCAGCAGCACCTTCCTGAACCACAGAAAACGTTTTAGTTTCACTAAGTGCAGAAGTATTGACAAGTGCTAACTTGTTTAATTGTGCTGGCATGATAAAATATATTATGGGGTTGATACAACGATAGCTGCTTCACTATCTACGTCAGATGCTTGTGCTATTAGTACGGTTTCTAGTCTTCCGTTCTCAAAAGACCTGTGACCCATGATATAAGTAGTAGCGGTAGTTAAACTATGAGTTCCAGTTGTACCAACTAATCGTAGCTTACCCTCAGTTGGAGTCGTGCCATTCTTTGATACAAATGCACTAGCTAGTATATCAGTGCTTCCACCATCTTGGTTAGTGTTTGTTGACCTAACAACTATTCTTCCAGTAAATGACTCGAAGATTTCTCTGTTGTTTTGAACATTAACAGTATCTGGCTCTAAGGTTGGCTCAGCGCCCTCGACTGTTATATTGCTTACCGTAAATTGAGTAGCACCAGAAGAGTTTAATACTTCTGCCTTGTTAAATATTAGTTTTGCCATTTTTTTATGTTTGTTTTAGGATATTTTAATTATACTTTGAAAATTCACATTTGTTGACAGAAACCCATTATCTTCGTCTATTGAGTCCACACCAGTCAATTGTATCGTGTACACATCAGATGTTATAGTTGTTGCCACTGTCGTATCTGCCCAGTCAATAAGTTGGTCTGTAAGTTCTAGCATTCTATCATAAGAAGTATCTTTTCCACTATGTGTGTTCGCCTGTTCTATATAAACTATAGCTTCAAAGTTTTGTGTTAGTTCTAAAGGCTTGTCAGCTTGCACTAAAACATCTGTTGACCCACCTAATAACTTAAACACAACAACTTCAGTTATAATATCTCCACGCCTCCTAATATCTAGATTACTACCACTAAATTTCAATACCTTTTCTGCGGTAGGTCTACTATCTGATGATGAGTAACTACTAAAGCTTGTTATGTACCCACTAAGTATTGCGTTTCTATCCATTATCCTACAGTTAAAGACCCTTTAGATGTGTTGCCTATATTTATAAATAAATCAGCCTTTATAGTCCTTGGCTCACTTAATAACTCAAGAATAATATCTTTTACGTCATCTATATTACCCTGCTGTTCAGTTGATCCTGAATCCTCCTCGATAGGAAACTGCCTTCTTTGTGGTACACGATTACCCTCTTCATGGTCCCTCATGTAGCCACCTACACGTGCGCTATTATACCCAAAACTAACACCTCTTTTTTTAGTTTGGTACATAAAATCTTCTTCAGCAGTACCAGTATATAAAAAATCGGGTATAGGTTTTCGCCCTATGTTTTCTTTATAGTCAGCATAACTATCAACTAAACCAAACCTTCTGTTGCCATCAGGCTCTAAGGCTTGCTGATTCATTCGATTAATAGAGAACTCATATTCTCTACCTACCTCATTCATTGACTCCTTGAACTTATTAGAGTTTAATTGAGACCTAACATCCTTTAATATAATGGAAGATAGTTTCATTAGTATAAACTCATGAATCTTACTCTAGGGGTTGTCTTAGGTTTAGACAATAAACCACTAAGCCTTCTAAGATTGGCTGTAAGATATTGGTTGTACATGGCGTAATACTTTCTAGCTTTTTCATAAGAGTAGCTGTCTCTATGTGTAGCGTCTTGGGCAAACCATAACTCAAGAAATTTAAAACTCAACAAATCAATAAGAAGTTCTTCAGAATCTGCGGCATGAATAGCATCTAACAACGCAGTCTCTGTAGCATAGGTAGAGTCATTTATGTATTCACGCAAATTATCAAGAATATCCGTTTTAAGGAGTTTAATTGCCTTAGCTAGTATTAGATTGTCCTTTTCTGATAGGTTCAACGCTGTAGTGCCAGCAGTCACGTTTATACCCTTGAAGGTAAGTTCCTCTAGTGCGTCAATGTTATTTCTAGTAAGGGTAAGACTGCTAAACGCCATTATTTTTCACCTTTGATTCTTTTCCATTCATAATACCATTTCATAGTCATGTAACCAAGAGTTACTAAACCTACAAGTATAGAGATTACTGTAGATACTTGTTGCAGGGTGATGCTCGAAACTAAACCGAACATACCGATCATTGCTTTTGAGTCCATTATGTCTTCTAGGCTAATCATAATAAAAAGAGAGCCGCACAATGCGACTCTCCTTTAAAATTAGGCCTTAGCTACGTTACCTCGAATATAACGTCCACCTAGGTCTGGTCTGAATACTTTCGCTCCGTAAAGAACTTCAATAAGTACGTCAGCACCTGACTTGGTTTCTTCTATAGTCAAAGTGTAGTTTACGTTGTTCATTGGCTCAAAACCAGCAGCTCTACGAACACCAGAACCTGAACCGCTATCTACTGAAGGCATAACCGCAGTAACTAGGGCAAGTGCAGATGGGTCATAGAAGAACTGCTCACGACCAGTGTCACCTGAAGCAATATCAACTGGGTTGATAGTAGCGTTGTTGGCGAGCGCTTTTCGTAATGGCTCTTTAATGGTTAATACAGTACCAGTTTGGCTTTCTACAGTGTAGAAGTCATCAGTGCCTTTAGCAGAACCAAAAGTAACGATGTCACCCTCAGCTAAAGATACAGTTGCTGCACCACCACTACCGTTGTCGATAGTTAATGCAGTTTGACCAATAGCCTCTGTGGCTGCAAGAACAGCGTCAGTTACTGTAGCTGGTGTGTGGCTAGAACCTTCGTTGTCTACGAAGAAGTCAAAACCATACGCACGAGCCATAGATCCGCCTAACTGAATGTCAGCAGAACCACGTTGGTCAGCTTGTTGGAAGATGTTCAAAGTAGTAAGGTCTTTCTCTACAAATGGGTCAATAACCATCATTAGGTTATCAGTAGTGAACTTACGAGAAGCCATGATTTTTCTAGCTTCTGCAAGGTCATCAGCATCCATTACAGTAGAGTCAGTATTGTTGTCAGCGAAGGCTACTTCAAAAGCCTTACGAGCCTCAACTTTCACGTCACTATTGATTTGGTCAATAAGTTGGTGTAGTCTTGGTACGAAATGCTGTTGTACTAAGTCAGGAAGTGCAAACTTTTGGTCAGCTTTGTCGATGCTGAATCCAGCATAGTAGTGCTTGTTGATTACTAACTGCTCTTCACTAGCATTAGGGGTTCCTAAGCTATAGCTTCCTGAGTATGCACTAGGAGCGCCAGTAGGCTTTACTGCACGAGTTATACTTACAGTCTTGTTACGTGCTGCAACTAGACCTTCAATGGATGCGCCAGCTACGTTAGTAACGGCTTTTGATACCATTGGTCGGTTTGGATATTGGTTAGCTAATGCAACCTCAACAAACGCCTCTGGTTCGTAAATGGAAAAATTACTATTAATTGCCATGTCTCTATAAAAGTTAAATTAAATGTTTGATTATATTTAGCTTTTGGGTCGCTATGACCAGAACATGACAATTAAGGTTTTGCCTAACCATAATAAGGTGGTTTCTATGCTTGTTCAGCCCAACCGCCAGCTTGCTTCATGGTTGCATAAAGCTTTTCTGCCTTTGATCGGTCCTCTGGGCTAGACGAGCGCACAAGTTGTTGAAACTCTGCTCTACTAGGCCTTTCACTAGACGGAGTTCCACCAGTCGCTCCACCTACGCCCGATTTCTTGGGCTTTGCAAATTGTTTAGCAAACTCTACGAGTGAGTTTCCTACTGATTTTCTATTGCCTTGAACATCTAAGTCAGGTACGCCATTTCGTGTGGCATAAAACTGACCGTTGCTCTCCTCAATCTCGTATTCGTTGTAGAACAGTTGTTCTATGTAATCTGTTTTGAGCGTCAACTCACTGTCTTGCTGCAAGGAACTAAACGCTGACTTAAATTCGGAACCTATACGGCTCTCCATTTGGGTTATCGCTAGTTGCTCTTTTGCGGCTTCTGCTTCTTGTTGGTACTGTTGCAACAATTCTCGCAACTGGTCTGCCTCGCCCTTATCCTCTTGCACAGGTTGCATTTTATTTGACAATAAAGAGAACGCATCATCGAGAGTATTGACATCATTACCTAAGATTTCAGAAAATTTGTTAATCATATCACGTTCGACTTTGCCCTTACCTTCATTGTAAGCGCCCCTAAAGAACTTGTCTTTATCGAACTCTGGTTGCTGTGTTTGAGAAGTGGTCTCTTCTGTTGTTGACTCAGGAGCGTCAACAGGCTCTATGTTTTCTTCACTCATAATGGTTATAAGTTAATTATTGCTCACTGTTTGATTCAATACCAAGTTGAACTTGTCTTGCAAGTTCTTCCTGAGGTAATATATCTAATAAATTACGTAAATCCGCAGAACTTTTCGGCATACCATATTCCTTGAAGTAATTGGTAACTTCCTCAATGTCCTCTTGGGGCATAGAGCGCTTGCGCATGTATTCTGCTGTCAACTTAACAAGTAATGGTAGAGGCATTGCTTTGTACTGCATACCCTCTGTAATATCTGAAAATATTTCGTCCGCACTAGACAAGTCATAGTGCTTGCTGTAGGTAACAATATAGTTTTCAAAGTCCTCGTCACGAACCTTTGCCATTCTTCTAAGTACTTGATTTTCAATCATCTCCATATCCATAGCCGTAGACGCTAATAACCCTTGCTCGTCTACATTATCAAACCGCTTGGCTGCTCCAGATACGTTACTCTTAACAAGGGACTTGTCACGAACCATAGCCATAGAAAATATCAATGACATCAGGTCACCAAATATAACATCCCTGAGGTGTTGCAAGCCCTGCATATCGGCTTGGTACAACATATTGTTTGGTATCGTTTGGTCATCAGGTATGATGATTGCCATACCCACACCCTCTTTAATTGTGCGTGAATCGTACTGCTCATCATCAGCGACACCTGCTAAACTGCGAACTATTGAGTCTGTAAGAACAGGTATAGGGTGACCGAACAGTTCTGATCCTTTCTTTAGGTCATAGAACAATTCAGATGAAGCAAGGTACATACCTTTCAAGGAGTATCTTCTAGGTTTGCCAACTACAAAAGAACTGTTAGCGTCCGTTTGACCCTTTAACAGGGTAGCTGGAACCTCACCAAATGGGTTGTCTATTTCTAGCACCTTTTGCTTCATATTATTTTCTTGGGTATATACGCAGATATACTCAGGTGTATAGGCTGTCCATTTAAACTTCTTTATGTTCTGAACGTCATAATACATCTGACGAGTAACCAAAAGCGTCAATACGCCCTGCTTCACTTGGAAGTTAAATATCTCATGGGGGCGCAAAACAAAGTTATAAGGAACTACGTTACCACTATCATCAAGGACTGGCTCACCTTCGTTATCCATCATCAGGTCGGTAACTACCGCCCCAAATCCTAACACCTCCTTCACGAACATTACCTTGTCACGATAGAACTCAGTAATGGAACAACCTGCGTCATCAAAGTTCCCTGACTTATACTTCCAAAAGTCTTTGTTTTCAGGGAACATTCTGTTGACGTTGTTTTCGTCATATATCCTCTGTTGAGCAGCAAAAAACTTCTGCTCCAAAGGGAATAACTTCATTCTCTTCAGTCTTTCTCTATATTCGTCATCAGACTCAATGGTGGACTGCTCTATGATGTAGGACTTATCAGAAAATACTGTACTAGATATGGCTGTGTATTCATCGTATTCAGCCTGAAACCAACTATTCATAATTTTAGCACGATCAAGAACCACGCTATAATATGGGTGCCTAGTCTCTTTCATCACTATGTCTTCAGCGACATCTTTGGGTACAGAGTAAATTTTAGATAAATCAATCATCTTTTAGAGAATTGTAGGGCTATAGCAACCGCCTGTTGCCTGTCGTAACCCTCGTTAATAAGTTTTCTTACGTTTTCAGAAATGACCTTTTTAGATATACCCTTTTTGAGTGGCATACTACTTCAGTAAATCCATTAATACATTCACTAATGTACCCGACCCTAAGCCAGCGCCAGTAGCCCAAGCTACTATTTTTTGCTTGAACTTTACAAGTTCTTCAATTTGTTTCTCGTTATTCTCAACTTTATAGACGAGACCTTCCTTATTAAATTCGTTACCTAACAATGCTTCTTTCATATCCTGAATATCTTTAGTTATCAATTCTATAACGGAATGTAACTGTTTTACTTCAAACTTCAAGTCTTTATTAAGCTGCTCTTGCGATATAGCCATTATTTAGTTACCATTTTTTACACGACCAATATCTTGCCGTAAATTTATCTTTAGCTGTGGAACAACGATGTCTCGCTCTAAAAGACTTTCTACGAGCTGGCTCATTCTTACGTATGGGCATATTGGGATCACCATAATGGATAACCTTAACTTGGTTACCTTTCTTTGCTAAAACTACAAATTTCTTGGCGTCCCTCCAACTGTTGCGTGGCTTGTTAAACCCAGCATACGTATGACCCCTGTATTCAATGCGACCACCGCTAAGTCTTTTAACATCTTTCATGGCGACAAAATAGTTACTATTTATGTTTTGATTCAATACTAAATTAAAGTATTGATTTGTAATGATATTTTTTTTTACTTTTTACCTATGGCAGAAAACGAACCATCAAAACCAGCTCTATACAGTCGAGTTAAGTCTGAGGCTAAACGTAAGTTTAAGATATTTCCTAGCGCCTACGCTTCTGCATGGATTGTGAAGGAATACAAAAAACGAGGTGGCACGTATACAGGTACAAAGTCCTCCAAGAGAGGTGTTGCACGATGGATGCGAGAAAAATGGACTACCCAAGACGGATCACCTTGTGGGTCAGCTAAGTTCAAGGGCGTAAAAAAATGTCGACCTACCATACGTATTAGCAAAGAAACACCTGTTACATGGAAAGAACTCAAGGCAAAAGGCAAGGCTTCTGAGGCTGTACGTGAGAAAAAACGTGTAGGAATGGGTAAACGTGCTAAAGCCATCAAAAGAGACTAGCGCAACACGTACATTGGGGTATTACTACCCTTTTCGCTACGCCAAATAGCATAATCTGTCGCATCTGACATGTGTCCCCTGTCTCCATTGTCTATTTTTAGCCCTTTATCGTTCACAATAGAGTACATATAGTCTTTTACAACGTATTCGCACCTCGTATTGACCAATAAACGCCTTTCACCATTGAGTCCAGCGTAAATTACGTTGTTTACCTTGTCCACACGCACTTTTCTTCGTGGATTTTGGATGTCCAGCTCGTTTTTATACGATATTTTATTAGCATCGAACACTTCTCGCACGTAGTCCCAATCATTTTTGCCTACACGACCATAATTACCACTTTTTTGGTTAGATGTGTTGTCCCCAGCCAATAAAACCTTTGAAATACCCCATTTATTCAATAATTCTACTGCTTTTAGGGCTTGCTCAGTGGTCAGCGCCTCTTTGGAGAAGATTTCATCGAAAATAATGTACTGCTTAAGCCCATTACGAGCCTTTTTAACTTGGAGCAAAGCCCAACAATGAGGAGACCTGTTGAAATCAGCGCAAAGCCAGACAGGACTGCTGCTATCGTAATCGAGAGCCGTAAGATTGCCATCAGGGTAGTGATTATATCCATCAAAATGTTTGTATGCCTTCTTCGTAGGATCATCTGTTTCCTCGCTCATTTCGTACCCCAACTTATACGACAGAAAGTCCATCGCCTCTTCTTGGAGTAGCCGTTGTTTACTGTGATTGGTTTCCCACAGGGGTATATCCCATGTCTTGTCGGGTTCTCTCATGTGAAAAGTATAGATTTAACCGCACTTTCTGCGTCAACAAAAAAGATGGGGACACCCATTTCGGCACCCTCCTCTACTATAGATAATGCACCTGATCGGTGCTCGTGTAATGTTTTAAGGTCGTAAGTGAGTATGCCCCATCTGTTCTTTATACAATCATCAAGTAAAGGGTTTAGCTTTTTAGAGTAAGAACCAGTCTGAATTATTTCCCAACACTGCTTTATTACTTTAGCATCAATCATTTCTATAAAGGATTTTATATCGTCCTTCATAGTATCTACTTCAGACTGCTCAATATCTGTGCTAAATCTAGCGTATATGACTACTTTAGGTTGTTCCATTCTTCTACCTTGTATCCAGTCTTGTCTTCCTTTACCGATATTTGGAGTACGTTAAAGATGCCCGACTTCATCAGCCGACTATTAGCATCATTTGGATGATAAGGCGTACACACACTTAAAACAATACCTTTATCGTGAACCCTTTTAATCCATGTGTTAGATACCTTGTTCCAGACGGTTTCCCTACGAGCCGTAGATATTCTGTCTTCATCATTGCACACATCATCAAGAATAAGCACACCAGCTCGCTGTCCTGTCGTTTGCGTGAGTACCGCATACGCTTCATAAGTGGGGTTACCAGTACGGTTACGACTCTTTACAATGATACGTTGTGTTGATCCTGTATCTGTCCTATCAAATTCAACAGGGCTAAAATTATGCTCCCTGCACCAGTAGCGGTACATATCACTGATAAACAACGCACGTAGCGATAATATCCTCTTAGCAGAGATACCCCCATCAGCAGAAACAATCAACGTTTCTAGTTCGTGTTTACGAGTAGTCATATAAGCCGACAACCCAATAGGGACTTGTTGAGACTTACCAGTGTTGTAGGGCGCTCTAATTAAGCCATTCAGACGAGCGTTCTTAGACAAGGCTTCTTGTTGCCAGTCATAAATACCCTGTTGCATAGCGAGGTGTATCTGGGCTTGGGTCACTTTACGACCATCTTGATCGGCTAAACAGTTCTCAATAAATGAGTTCCTGAGGTCTAACGAGTCAGGGGGTGGGTCGTGTCCAACCACATTAACCAATAAATCAGACCAATTAGCTTTTTGGGGCATACGTTATCTTACAAAATTTACATTGCTTCTCACACTTCTTGTTACCAGAAACAACACCCAAACACTTAAAAGGTTCTTTCTTTCTCCAAAGCCTAGCAAAGAAGTTCAGGTTAAACTTCATAGGTATATTCCTTCTCCTTGAGTTCCATCAAGTCCTCCTTCGGTATATACACGAAAATGTCCTTCCTATTGTTCCTGCCCATTAGCGTGTAAGAAATGTTACTGAACCCATATTTCTTATGTAGACTGTTCCCTCGTAACACACCTTTCTTATTGTTTATTTTGGGAATCATCTTTTTCTGTACGTACTTATACAACGCCTTATTGTCCACGACTACAAACTCCCCCTGAAACTGAAAGGCTATCTTGTCCGCACCAGTAGGGCTACACCATCCATTTTTACCTTGAACGTTCCTGAACTCCACGAGGATATACCCCTTACTATGACACGCCTTAATACCCTTGACATCATAGGTCACATCCCCAATACGAGCGTCAATGTGATTGTAATCATCTTGTTGGGTACCCTTTACCGCACCAGTAATCTTGCAGAATAACTCTTCCGATTTTTGGGCTTCTTTATACTGTCTCTGTTGTATTGCTCTAAATGAGTTCATAATCTACCTCTATCGCCTCCATTCTTTGTGCAAATTCCTTCAGTTGATCCATGTTTAGGAAGTCCTGAAGAACCTGCAACGTTTGTTCTCGCACCTTGTTTTTATACTCTATAATAATCGTTGGTTCATTACTCAACTCTTTACGAACGTCATGCAAGTCTTTCATGATTTTACTCAAGTCCTTAGGATGTATCGCATCCAAGTCTGGGTGATTCTCAAGCAACGTAGTAATCTTTATTAGCATGAACTCAACCTTAGCCGACATCTTCTCTTTTCGCTCCTCTAAGGTTCCAATGAACTGAAGAGTGTTACGGTACTGCTCAAGGTCTTTTAGGAGTTCTGGGTCGAATTTTGAGCGCTGCACGACATCCTTTGCTTGCTCACGTATCTTTATCTCTTCATCAAGGTTTGATCGTTGATTTTTCCAATTGTAAATGGTTTGCCTTGACACACCCCATTTATCAGCCACTTTTGACACGTTACCCATCACCTTTATTTCCCTAAGGATGGCTACTTTCTCTTCAGGACTAAATTCGTTATTTCCAGCCTCTTTTTTTGACATACTCAACTACTGATTCTATGCGATTAAATATATAATTAGGCAACTTATCAGACATAGAGGGGATCTCGTAAAGACTCGTTATGATAATCTTTATCTCTTCCTCTAACTCTTCCTTGGTTAATATGTTTTTCTTTTTATGCCAACCCATTTTACACAAACTTAATAAAATTGACAGACATTACTTATAAATAGCGAGAATAGCAAATATTGACACTTTTTCATGGATTTTTACTTTTCGCGAAAGGGAGGGTATTTAGGGCGCGTGCATATATATTTTAATATACATACCCCCATATAATATAAGAATACGATGCTATTATACTATTAAAAATCTATTTTAATTATATAATATAGAGAGTGAAGTCCAGAAGCATTATAATTATATATTTTAATTATATAATATAAGAATATAATATAATTGTATAATATAATAATCTAATTTTATTATAAAGGCAGCAGATCCATTATAATTATATATTTTAATTATATAATATAAGAATATAAGCACAAAAAAAATGACCGTATAATAATACGGCCATCTTAATTATATATTTTAATTATATAGTTATTTGTTGTTAGTTAATTCAATAATTAATTCGGTATATATTGTTTCAATATTATAACCATCTTTAAACCATGTTTTATAGTTTTTAAACCATGCTTTTTTTATGTCTTCTATAGTGTATTTTTTATTCATTATATTATATATTGTAAAGTTGACTATTTTTAAAGGTTAGCTTGTAACACTAAATATATTTTTTTGCACCTTTGCCAATTCTCTGGGCTTTCGAGTTTTGTGTTTCGGTTCCGAATACATTCCTTTCGTATATATAGTATCTTTATTAAAGATATTATTTCTTGCTCCGTTCCATGCAATTGCTTGCACTTGATAGGGTATTAAATTTTCTTCTTTAGCTACCTTCTTAATGATATTACTTAATTGTTCGTATTGTTTACTATTCATATCAAAGCTATCAACATCCCAACAATTAGTAAATGCTCTTTTAATCCAAACATCAATAGTTACATAGTCTTTATTCAATTGTAAGTTCT